CACCTGTTGGGCGTAGCCGGGCAGGCAAAAAAACACAGAGGTTGGCCGAGTTGCTGAGGCATTTGCAACAATCCGGCGCATTTTTGCTTGCAATTTGCTATTTGCTCGCTAGCCTAGGGCGCGGTTGGCCGGGGCTAGGTCGGCGGGCGTCAAGCCCGCCTCCGCCAAGCACTCTGGTAGGCTGAAGCAGGGGGCGAAGCCCCCCCAACCAGCCTTCCCCCCCAGAGGACGACTTGGACCAAGTTCTATCCATCACCCACCCTTCCGTCTACGCCCAACAGGTGTTGGCGGGAGAACACACGGTCAACGCTGCCGTGCTGATTGCCTGCAAGAGGCACATGCACGACCTCGACCGGAAGGACATCTATTTCTGCGAGGCCGAGTTCACGCGGCTGGCAGAGTTCGTAAGTCAGCTCGAGGTGGCGGACGGTCATGAGCTGACGGGGCAGCGGATGGTGATGCTCCCCTGGCAGAGTTTCTTGCTCTGCTCAATCTTGTGCTGGAAATTCCGGGACACTGACGGAATCCGGTACAAGCAGGCGTGGTGCGAGGTGGCCCGCGGCGCGGGAAAGTCCACGATGATGGGCGTCCTCCTGCTCTACGTCGCCAAGTATTGGGAAGGGTCAGACAACCTGTGTTTGGCGAACAAGGTGGATCAGGCTCGGCAAGCCTACGACGCAGCGGTGAAGATTGCGAAGCGGGCATTCGGTGACTGGCGTAGCGACGACGAACAAGAAGCCCGGAATGCCGACTACGAAACCACCATGCGAGAAACCCGGTGTCGGGCATCTGGCGGGCGGTTCCGGCCGATGGCCTCGAAGACCGGAACTCTTGACGGCACGAAGGGCATTCTTTACGTCTGTGACGAGGGTGCCGAATCCCGAGAGGACTACTTCCAGAAGGTCATCTCGGCCCTACCGAAACTGCGGGACTCCTTGATGGTCAGCGTGACCACGCCAGGAAGTCCCGAACTGGGGCTCGATAGTCCCTACTACAGCCGACGCCGAGTAGCGGAAGAGGCTCTGAAGGAAGAGAACTGGGACACCCTCGATGTCTTTGCTTTGTTCTACGGGCTGGACGAGGGTGACGACCCAGAGGACGAGTCGGTTTGGCAGAAAGCGCAGCCCTCACTTGGGCATGTCATTCCGATCTCAAACTACCGCCGACTCCTGCGTGAATACAAAGCGCAGGATGCCATGCACAACTGGGAACGCTACCAGTGCTGTGTGTACTCCATCGCGGGGCTCCAGTGGCTCGGTCTGGATGAGTGGCGGTATGTATCCCGGTCCTCCGGCCCCGAGCCCCCCGATGGGGTCAAGGTCTATGCGGCGGTGGACTTCAGCAAATCGTTCGACCTCACCAGCTTGTGCTGGGGCTGGTGGGACAATGACGGCAAGTTTCAGGTTCGGTGGCATCACTGGGCGATCCGCGATGACCACGTCAAAGGACCAAAGAGGCACTATCAGAAGTTCGTAGACAATTGGGCAAAGCATCCAAACGTCACGATCTGCCAGCATCAAGTTCAGTACGATTCCGTCAAGCAGGAAATCCAGAAGCTGCCCGAGTTGGTGCGATGCGGATACGACGCACTGGGCGGCATGAAAACCCAGGTCCAGCAATGGGGCGACGTTGAAGAAAACTACAGCCCACTGCGCGGGGATCTCCCGATGTGGAGCTTGCCCCAGACCATCGTGAGTCTTGGCCCGGCGACGTACACGCTGGAATCCATGATTCGCAACGATGAGATCCGCTTCGCCGAGGATCCCATCGTGGAGTACGCACTTCCTAATGTGCAGCTCCAAGAGAATGCCAACGGCGATCGTCGCCCGTGCAAGATGCACAGCATGGGTATCATCGACCCCATCGTGGCTTGTGTCATGCTGGTGGCCGTGCTGATCCGGGAAGGTGCCGAACGACCGGGCGCGTACGCCAACACTGAGGACATCATCGTATGAAGCTCAACCTACGCAAGCTCTTCAGGATCACCAAGTTCGGAACTGGTGGCGGTTCTTACGACGGCACCGCTTGGTGGAACTGGGAAAAGCCGGTCATCAACCCTGATGACCTCCTGGCCGATCCGCTTGCAGCTCTTGGGTTCACTCCGATTGTGCGGGCATTGCAGCTCATTTCTAATGACTTGGCGCGGGTGCCGCTGAAAGTCGAACGCAAGACTGGCGAACACTACGAGGTCGATGATTCGGCGTTCCCCGATGTCACAGACATCCTCAACGAGACGGCGAACTCGTTCTACTCGGCCTATGAATTCAAGTCCTGGCTGACGCGCTGCATGATGCTGTGGGGCAACTCGTTTGCCCTCATTTCTCGGTGGGGCGATGAGGTGCGCGAACTGATCCCGGTTCGACCTTGGGACATGACCATGCTGCCTGACCCCAAGGGTGGCTGGTACTACCGCTCTGGCGAATACGGAGACATTGCACCAAAGGACATTCTGCACTTCAGGATGCCGACATACGGCAGGATGCTTTGGGGCGACTCGCCCATCACGCTTGGACGCAAGGCAATCTCACTAGGCATTGAGCAGGAGAATGCTGGACGCAGTGCGTTTGCCATGCCCGGCCTGGGCAAAATTGCCATCACCACCAAAGAGACAATGGGTGGCGAAGGCGTCAAGAAAATGCAAACCTCGTTCATCAACGCCCACTCTGGACCCGAAGGAATGCTTCGGCCAATCGTGGTGCAGAACGAAAGTGATGTGAAGCAGGTGGGTCAGTCTTTGACCGACCAAGACTGGATTGCAGCCCGCAACTTCTCGATCCATCAGGTGTCGCAGTTGTACGGGGTGCCTCCCCAGTCGCTGTACACCCAGGAAATCACCAACGTTGCAGGCGAGGTTGCCGAGCAGTCCCGCATGTACGTTGACGGGTGCTTGTCGCAGTACACCAACGCTTGGGCGTCCGAGCTTGCGTTCAAGCTGCTCCCTGCATCCGTAGACGGTGACAAGTACCGTTTCTCCTTCGACACCACGCAACTCGTTCGGGGCACGTTCAACGAGCAGGTTGCTGCGTTGCAGATTGCTGTGCAGACCGGCGTGATGACTCGCAACGAAGCCCGAGAGATGATGGGCTATCCGCCGATCGAAGGCGGCGACGAAGTTCTCATTGGACCTAACCTCCTCCCCCCGGAGATGAACCGTGACCAAGCGGATTCTGGAAGTGCGGACGATGCCGGGTTGCCTGACGGCGACCAGTGATAGCGTCCGATTCGAGGGGATTGCGGTCCCCTACAACTCAACGAGCGTGACGCTCCGAGATCGCCGACGCCCCTACAAGGAGCGCATGGCACCCGGAGCTTTGCGTTGGGACGACAAGACCGTGATGCTTACGCAGCACGACCAGAGGAGTATTCCCCTGGCAAGAGTCGGCAGCGGAACGCTGCGATTCGAGGAAAGCGAAAACGGTCTGACGTTTGAATGTGATTTGCCGGAGAGCCGTGAAGACATCAGGGAAGCCCTGAGGCGCGGCGATCTGGATGGAAGCGTTTCCATTGGTTTCGTGTGTAACGATGACGAATGGGTTCACGGAAAGTCCACCAGCCTCCGCACGGTGCGAAGTGCTGACCTCGTGGAACTTTCAATCTGTACCGCCGGGGCGTACCCCGCTGCCAGCGGCAACATCAAGGAGTCCTGAAAATGGACGATCTGCGTTCGCTGCGAGAGCAGCGTGATGAGCTTCGCGTCTCGCTTGACGAGATCATGGAGCGCAACGACTCGATCGACGACATCGAGTCCATCGAGAGGCTGGAGCAGGGCACGGCTAAGATGGCCGAGCTTGACCAGTCCATCCGTTCTGCTGAGGCGCGAGCCGCCTACGAGGCAAGCCGAAAGACCGTCAGCGGTTCTTTCTCTTTCCGTTCTGACGCTGACGCCCCGGTGCGAAACGATGGCGAGTATCGGTTCGTCGTGGACGGCAATGATGTCCGAATCGAAGGCCGAGACGTTGCGGTGGGCGCGCCCGCAGCGAATCTCCCCTCAGCTTCGTTCCCCGGTCAGGATCTGAGTGGTGGAACCAGCGGCTACGCTGCGGCCATTCCGGTTGATCTCCAGGCCGAACTGATTCGCAAGCTGCCGGAACGAACTGTCGTGCGCCGGTTCTTCTCTTCGATGAACTACACGAATGACGTAGAACTCCAGCGTGTGCAAGCCCGTGTGCAGGTTGAGCCGATCAGTCCGGCACCGGATGGAACGACTACGGCCGGCAAGGTCTCAGTGACGAACGAAGGTGTTCAGTATGCAGAAGTGGACATGAGCCTTGAGCGTGTCCGCACGAACAACTTCAAGTCAGCGGCCAAGTCCGAGGTGACTGAGGAGTTCATGCGAGACGCAAGAGGCCGAGCCGTTGCTGAGCTTCTGCTTCAGCACGCGGAAAGCCATGCTCTGCTGTTTGACGCTTGGTACGCTGGCGGTGCGGGTGGCTTTGAAGGTCCGGAAGCCTGTTTCGACGGTGCTGAGACGTACATTCCGGGTGCGGGAGGTGCTACCGGCAACGTCGAGGTCATCGACATGGATGTCATCGGCGAAGGAACCGGCACTGCTGGAACTTCGGCAGAGGCTGCTGCTGAGTGGACCCGGGCTCTGACTAAACTTCGGTACGACCGCATCCCGGCGCAGTATTGGGGTGGTCTCCGTTGGATGATGTCTCAGGAGGGCTTTGCTTCGCTGACCAAGCAGGTTGACGGCAACGGACGCCCGCTGTTCCAGCCCCTGCTGACCGGCACCATTGCCGATTCGCAGGAGGTCGGCACCCTTCTCGGACTGCCGGTGTTTGTCGGAAACAACCTCCCAGGTGGTTCCATCGCTAGCGGCAACACTTGTGCTATCTTGGCCCACGCCGAAGACTATCGAATCTTCGACCGAATGCCGTTTAGCCAGCAGGTTGACCCCTATTCGGCAGGCGATCAGGGTAAGATCATCTACCGTACCCGGATGCGTTCCGATGGTCGATGGCTGCGTCCGTTCGCGGCTGGCATGATTCTCTGGAACCAGCCCTGATCTGATCTCTTTATCTCCGCTCCCGGAGCCCCTGCGGGGGCTCTGGGGGTATTTCCATGAGGTTCGTCTACATGGTCGAGTTCACCTCCAAGAACCCGCACACGTTCCAGCTCACGGAGTTCCTGGACCACATCCGACTGGCCCAGGGTGTGGACGACGCAGCCGCGCAGCGTTCGCTTGACGCTGCCGTGGAAGCGTTTGAGAACTGGACCGGACTCCTCACTCGTCAATGCACCATCCTCCAGACGGCAGACAACCATGTCCCCCCGTTCCGGGCCATGTATGGACCAGTCATTGACGCATCTACCACGGTCACGAAGATTGACCGCACGGTGGACCCCCCCGTCTCTTCTGATGTGACGGACAAGTTCTACATCAGCAGAGATACGTTCTACTACCTCATCAAGCTGCCCCGGGCTCGGATGTCTTACGTTCGATGCTCGTACCGTTGGCAATACAACGCGGGATCCACGGCGTTCCCGGCAACCGTGAAGATGGCAATTCACGGCATCGCGGCCCTGTTCTATGAGAACCGCGAGCTTGCAAACGAATGCAGCTTGGACAAGGTGCCTGTGGCGTATCGCTCGCTCATCGAGTCCTACCGGAATGGTGATCTGTGAAACGTCCCGACGCTGGAGCCCTGCGTTTCCAAATGACGCTGTTCTACCCCACCGTCACGACTGACGACGTAGGGCAGAACATTCGTTCATTCACTCAGGGTGACACCATTCCTTGCTTTGCCCGGAACGTCAGAGGCAGGCTGACGGACGCGGGCACGCAGGAAATGGCGGGGCGACGGACCTACGAGTTCATTGTGAGGCACGGATCCGGCATCGACTACGGCTGGGAGATCGAGTACAAAAGCCAGCGATACCGAGTGGAGCGGATCGACAACTGGGACGAGCGTGGACGTATGCAAGTCATCTACGCATTCGAGAGCGATCTATGAAAGATGATTGGGACGAGTTGTTGGACAAGGTGTCCGACATTGCCCAGGCAGGAGGCAAGGCCAAGCGGACAATGCTCAAGCATTTCCGACGGGCTCTTCGCATCACTGACAAGGCTACGAGCGCGTCCTATTCGAGCGGTTACTACAAGTGGGACGGCATCAGATTTGACGGGCGTCCCACGGGCACCTACCGAACGTTCCTGTCGAGGGCATCGGCCTATCGCTACCAGTGGAGAAAGACAAAGAAGTTCGGCTGGAAGTACCGCTCGATGATCCGGAGAAGTTCGGAGACGGGCTATGTAGGCAACCTCTCGCACCTCGTCGAGGACGGGGCCTACAACAAGAGGTTCAACAAGTACAACATTCCCAAGGGCTACCGGCGTGACGCCTTCAACCGCACAAGAGGCGCAGCGGAACGCGAAGCCATCCAAGGCATCAAGGAGGCTCTGAAGCAAGCATGAGCATCCCAAGCGATATCTTCGATCTGCTGGATGCCGCCACCGATACGCCCGTCTCACCGTTCGTGAGACCCAATGGCGTGGACTTCCCGGCGGTCGTCTATGAGTTCGATGGGGAAACGTACGAGGGCTCGCGGTACGGAGAAGCCGGAGCCGTGAAAACTGAAGTGACCGCCAACGCCTTGGCTCGGAGCCTGGAAGAAGCGGAAACGGTGGCGCAAGAGATCGTGTCGCATTTGCAAGACGCCTCGAACGCCCCGTGTGTGAGGGTGACTGGTCTTTCCCGGGAATACCATGCCTCCTACGACGGAGAACGCCCGGGCATCTATGTAGTGTCCGTTTCATTCATTCGTTTTAGAGGGTAGGTTCATGGCAAAGTTTCTCGCGTCTCGATTGATCGGGACTTTCGTTACTAATGGCGGAAGCTCCATTCAGTTCGGGATTACTGGCTTCCAGATTTCCGGTGGCGAACGGACGATGATTGACATCACCACCGGAGCCAACAGCAGCCGGGCAAAGTTCCCCGGGCTGGCGGAACCCCTGACGGCTACTGTCAACTTCATTTATCAGGGTGAAATCACAGACTTGGACGCAGAGCTCAAGGCTTGTGGTGGAGGCACGCTGCTGATTCAGACCGCGACCGATGACGATGGTTGCGATGTTTCGTATATTCTCGGCAACGACACCGATGGCCCTCTCAGTGTGTTTCTCAGTTCGTACAGCATTGAGGGTGAAATGGACGGCGCAGTCACCGGGACGGCTTCGTTTATGCGAGACGAAAACGCCACCTACGCAGCTCCGGGCGGCGGAGGAACTCCTTGATGTTTGAACCCAAGAAAAAGACCGTGGAAGTGGCGGGCCAAAGAGTCACTTTGCAAGAGATGACTGCCGAGCAGATGCTTGGTATGCCTGACGATGCGGACATGGCTTGTGTTGTTGCGGCCTGCCTAGAGGGCGATCACACGGACCAGCAGGTTCGCATGTGGCCTATGAGCATTGTGCGAGAGCTGTACGACCACGCGGTTGAGGTTTGCGGTCTCGATGAGGGAAACGGCTGACCCCCAGGGACATCACCAGCCACCGCATTGCGGCGCGGATTGGCTGCTCGGTTGCAGCAGTGATGAGCCTGGGGGTGAGCGAGTACGTTTCCTGGGTTCAGTTCCTCAAGTGGGAACAGGGCCTAGAGCAGACGGATGAGGAAATCTCGGAGGCCTTGCGGCTATGGCAACAGTAGGAAACCTATTCGTCAACATTCGGGGTGACGCAACTCACCTCGAAAAGACGGTCAAGAAAAGCAAGGGAACGCTGGCGAAGTTCGCGTCAAACGCGAACCTAATCGGCAATGCTTTCCGGGCAACTGCGGCACAATATCGGGACCAGCGTCAGCTCGCCACGATGCAGGCCGAACGAAGATCGGCCAGAGACCTTCTTCAAAGGACGCCGGAAAGCACTGGAATCGGTCGGTACATGAAGGCTGACCCGCCTACGCCTCAGGCAATCGCAGCACAAAAAGCCGGAGTCAAGAAAACCGGAGTGGCTGCCAGTGCAGCACAAATGCGGCTTATGGTCGGCGGTGTCTTGGGCGTCCTCGGTCTCAGCATTGCGGGCCTTCGCATGATGATGGCCGCGGGCGCAAAAGTTCAAGCCCGAACAGAAGACGATTTCATGCAGTTCACGGCGAGAGGCGCAGCTCTGAAAAACCAGATGCTGATGGACCGCATCAAGTATGTGCAACGCGAGGACATCCAGGATCAGCAAGCGGACATCGTTGAAACGGAACGCCAGCAGCTTTCTAGGGAAAGAGAGACCTTCGGGGGTGTCGGCGCGACGTTCCGAGATTTGGGACAAGAAATGCGGCGCATGTTTTCAGATGTTGTGGGAGCCGTGCAAGATTCGGGAGCTTTCTGATGCCACGCTATGTCATTCCTAAAGGTGCATACGACGTTCGCCAGGGCGGCAAGTTCGAGTCCGCCGAGATTGCGTTCACCATTCATGTCATCTACGACCAGCGAGAAGGCGACGAAGGCGAGGAGTCCTGCGAAGAGTTCGCTCGCAACAGCAATGACGCAATCAACGATCTTTCCGAGCTTGGCATATACATTGATGTCGGCAGGCCGCTGAGAATTGACCAGACGGCGTATGGCGGCTCAAACATCGATCCAGTGCTGACTGTTCCCTCAGCTGGCTCGCCCCAGCAAACAGGCGGGCTCCCGCCCGCCGTGCCAATGGTTTGCGAGGGGTACACCTGCACCGAAAGCCGGTCGGCCAAGATGTGGACTATCACGGCGACGTATCGGGCTGTGTCATACGAAGACCCGAACCACGTTGAAGCAGTCATCCGGTCCGCACCGCGCACGACTCCGGCGTGGCGTATTGGCAACACTCTGGCTATCGACTGGACGGACGCTCAGATTGCTCCGTTGGGTTCGGGTGCCCCCTACCAGGATCTGGTAGTCCTCAACGACATCGGGGGCGTTCCTTATGACATCAACACCCAGCCCAGGCAGTACGTTGTTGATGGATTGGAAGCTGTGTTCAGCTTCGTGATTCGAGCCCCGTACTACGAAACGCACGCGGCCACGACCCTGACGGTTGACGATCTGTGGAAGTATTGGACGGAGGGTGACGGAAGCCGCACTCCGGGCCGCAGAACTACGAGCGTCGAATGGGGTGAATCCCCCGTTGAAACGTGGGGTGCTGGCGAGTGGGTCGTGATGTCGGTAGACATTGTGCCAATCAACAGCGTGGATCACAAATGTACTGTGACGATGAAGCTGGACGAATTCCAGAACTGTGACCAAATCCCAGCACAGGCGTACGGCGGAATCATCCTTCCGGAGGACAGGGCGGCGCAGCCAACGTTCACGGAGCCCGATGTCAGCACGTTCTTGATGCAGGCGAAGTATGTGCTGTGGTCGAACCCATACCCGTTGACGAGGGCCATTTGGAACGCCAATGATTTTCCGTTCAACGTCTATGACTATGTTTCGCAGGCGTTCACGGCATGAAGCATTTTTCTCGCCCAGGTTCGTTTGAGGGTCCGTTCTTGCTACGGATCGTTTCCTCGGAAGTCATCAACGATGATTCGGGTGTTGCATCGAACCAGTGGAAGTACCGAGTGAACCACGCCAACTGGCGAGAAGGCACCACCATCTCCTTGGCCGAGGATGCGGTTGCTTACAACATCTGGGAAAGAAACAATTCGGCCACCACGGTGATGGGCATTGCAGTCAGCTCTTTGCCTGGAACCTACGAGCTTCAGCCAGCACCCTCTGAAACGTACGTCATGGGTTATCATTCCCCTATCGAGGTCGCTTACCTGTTCCAGTGGCCGAACCAGTTCGATGGAATCTGCTGATGAGACGATGCTGCGACTGCGTGACCGAGGGATGCACGGACTGTTTTCAGCCCGACGCAAATTCCGCTTGCTGCCGATTGGGTCCAGACGATCACTTGATGTTGAAGATTCCCCGTCCGGGAATGCGAGTCAACACTAGGATCAAAAACCCTGCCTGCGCTCAGTGTGATCCTTTTGACGGCCCCCCGGGAGTTCCGAGTGCTTCGTATACAGAATACGATTCGGCCCCGGCGATCTTGGTGAAATACGAGCCTTTTGAGGGTGACGCAGCTACGAACGGGTATCACTGGTTCTGCGACGACGGTTCATTTGGCACCGTGGCTTCGGAAAATCCGATTCAGCACATCGGCCAGCTCTGGCGGTTGTGGCCTCCCCTTTGCCCAGGGCAAACAACTCGGGCCGGTTCTCCTGCTCCCGCTTGCTGTGGTAACAATTGCCTTTGTTCTCGCCAGAATACTTCCACAGTTTGGTACGGCGGGCCAGCGGATTTTTATACCGATCCATTGATTGTTAGCGTGTGCGGAGCCGTAGACACCCCGCAAGGCAACAACCCGAACCTGACGAATTTTCAGCGGGATGTGATTGAAGAAAATCAGATTGACCCGTTGTATAACAACTGGTTCTCGGCTACCAATTGTTCAAACTCCTGCGGTATCAACACTGCTCGTGACATGACTATGTTTTGCGACTACTCCGGGTATGAGTGGTTGCAGGGCATCTACGACGACCAGACAGCAGGCGGCAACCCAAGCCCGAAAATCTACAAGCATTGGTACTGGGACAATGCAGGCGCGGGCCAAGTTGTCGAAGCAGACAACTTGCAACGGCTGGCCGAAACCATCGTTGCGGTGTACCACCCAGAGAAATGGTACAAGAGGTGCGAATCTACTTACGAGTATCCAATCGGAGACGATCAGGATTGCAACCGGGTAGTCAACTGGGGATGCAGGACGCCTGAGTATTTCGTCTACGCTTGTGCGGGCGTCCCCATCTTCTCTTGGGAAGTCCGTGCCATGCTTGATGCTGGGCACATCACTAGTGCGGAGTTCGAATGGTTTTTCGAAGCCAGGGCGAAAAACCTTGCGTTGGGTGGTGGCGTCGTTGGCAAGAACTTGATCCAGAAGCTGGAAACCTTGCACTGGAACGCAAGCGCGCCGACCGGCGCAGCCATCCTGCAAACGAAAGACTGGCGAGGAGCGACCTTGCAGGATGGTTCGACGGTTCCGACTACGGAAGTCCGAGTCATCCGCAAAGATTTGATCCAATACCGAAACGGGGCAAGTAATCCGGCCACGATCGTTCCGGATGTGTTCTACAAAGCTCGGCAGGGCGGCTGGGTGTATGTTTGTCGAAACCCTCCTCGGGCAATCACAGGCAGTGGAACTGGCATCTGTGAATTTGCACTGACGGGCGCAGAGATAAGGCAGAAGGCCCCGCAAATCATTCGGAATACTGGCTGCACGATCACGGATGAGCGATGTAGTACCGAAACCGTCACCGACGACACGATTGGCCGACCACCCTACTACGTCAACGACAGGTGCATGACAGCCGCGCCTGTGCCCGTGTGTACGAGATGTGTTTCGGCCGGTGGCTGCTGCGATTTGTGTGAGGATGGTGTATTCGATCCGGGCGGAAGCTGTGAGGATTGCCAGCCTCCACCGGCTGTGACTTGCGGCGGTTTGCAATCGAGTTTGTGCAACCAGGATTCATACTCGGCAACCTGCAACGCTATTCATTTCGTTTGGCGCGGGTACTACTACGACTATGAAGAAGATCAAGAAGTGTGCATCGGGTCCAATTCGGCATACCTCTGGGTCGTCAAGGACAATTGCCGGGATCTCGACCCGGATGACAGCGGTCCGAACTCTTGTGAGCTTGGTTGCCCGGCAAATCCAGCGGAAGGGTTGCCGGTCGCAGAGCTAGGCATTCTTCCGGGAACTATTGCAACGCAGCAGTGGAGATGCGGTTGCCAGGTAGATCATTGCGAAGCTAGCCGAGGTTTGGCGCAATTCAATCTCGGGGCTGCTGGCATTTTCTACTGCCAGACAGTCAACAGAAACGGCAACCCTTCGGGGAACGTACCCGCGATTGGGCCTGGACAGAATCAGAAAGGTCCGTACGATCAGGACGGGTGCGGAAGGTATCTTTGCAATGAAGGGAAAAACT